ATCAGGCCGCGCCGCTCTTCCTCCCCCAGCTCATCCAGGGCTAAGAGGAAGCAGCTCCATCCGTAATACCAGGCGGCTTCTCCGTGCCCTGCAACGATAAGTCGGCAAACGCCTTGGAAAATTCGCCTGCGAGCCCCTGCCGAATGGCCGCGACGGCCTTGTCGACCATCGTCTCCATCCCCAGCCACCCGGCAATCTTGAAAAAAGAGGCGTTCACCTCCTTAAAGGCCTTCCACAACTCCTCGATCTCCGAAGGCGCCAGCTGGACCAGACCGTCGAAATCCAGGCCCTCGCACACCAGGGGCAAGGCCTTCTGGAACAACTCCCGCCAGGACTCACCCCCGACCTGCTCCTCACCTTCAGCCAAATCACCATCGCCGGGCAGAAGAGAAAGGACATCGATGGGGCGCACCTCCAGCAAGGTATACTCCCTGTCGTCCAGTTTAATTTTGGTACTCTTACGCATTGTCGATCACCTCAACCTTGTAATACTCCTCACCGGAGGGCTGAGTGTCGTCCATCAACACGGTACCGGTGACCTTGAGCACGGTCTCGCCGTCGCCGATCAGCGGCATGTCGCCGTCCATATTCATTTGTACCTTATGATAGGTGTAGCGCTTGCGCGGTCCGCGATCCGATCTGTCGGTAACGAAGATAATCTTGCGGGTAATGAGCGACTGCGACAACCCATGGAACTCCTGGCCGGTAACAACCGGATGATCGGCGGACACCTTGGCGGCGGCGGCGGCAATGGCGCCGCCGGAGAGCCAGCGCAGATATCCGTAGTGGATATCGATGGAGTAATCGATTCCCAGGGCGTAACGGATAGCGCCCGCCTCATCGGTTAAGACAATATCGTTTTCCTTCTTCACCGAGGTTGCCGATGCCGTCGCGGCCGAGGTTCCGCCGGTCAGCACCTCGGCCGCCACAAAGGTGCCGGAGATGTCGATTAACACGATAAAGCCCTCGCCGACCCAGGCCACTTTACCGGTGGCCGCCGAGGTCCCCCCGGTAATCTCTTCACCGGCGACAAAAGGCCCGCCGGTAACACTGCCGTGGCTGATCTTGGTGGTGAAGAGATCGAATTTGCCCAAATCGATAAACTCATCGGAAACCAGGGTCACGGCCAGGGCATCGAGAGAAGAGGCTTCCTGGGCAATATCCACCAGGTCGGTGCCCAATAAATTCATTTTCAGATGATCGGCCGTCATCTCCCGCAACCCGAAAGATAGCGTGGCCGAGCGTTCGTCCTCCACCTCGAACAGGGTCGCCTTGGCCGCTGTGCGGTTCGACTTCACCGGCGTGGTGGAGACGGACTGGTTAAACGAAAAACCATCCAGCTCGCCGAATTCCCTGGTCGAGGATCCGCCCACGGCGCCATGATACGACCGGCCGGAGCCGTTATACCTGATATTTCCACTCTTGCTTGGTAACATTGTCATGCTCTCCTTATTTTTTTGGGGACAAACGTAAAGCCTGTCCCGCCAATCCCAACCCCAATTTAAACCGGCATATTCTGCCTGCTCGTTCGTTTAGCGCTGAAGGTAACCAGGGTGTAGCTCACCCACAGCGGATGAAAATTATCCTCGGAGGGGAAGCCGTCGGTACTCAAATCAGGCAGCTCACGTGAGTTATACAGGGCCTCCTCCACCAGCTCGCGCAACTCCTCGGCCTGCAGCAATCCCGCATAGGTCGAAAAATTGCCGTCTTCAAGCAGATCCTCGTTAACCACCGCGCAGCCCAGGGCAAAAGGGGCGCTGATATCGGGCTGCGCATTGCCCCGCACATGGCGAAAATCGGCAATAGCAACCAGCGGATACAGCTCCTTGCCCGGCGGATCGGCAGGCGGAATGCCGGCCAGCACCAGCACGTCCTTGCCGAAATTGGCCTGGCACCAGTCGTTCACCTTGTCGTCTCCGGCAATGGTCTTTCCCACCGTTTTTATAAAGTTCGCAAAGCTCATTATGCCGCCCTCACTCCTCGATCCTGATAACGGTCATAGGCCGCCCAGAATTTTTCCCTGAATACCTGGGTAAATTGTTTACGATTCTTCTCAGCCACCGGCTCCGCCCACTTCCGCGCCGGAGTCTTCAATACCGTTGTCGATTTTTTCAGCGGAAAACCCATGGCCCAGAAAAATCGCCGCATCTTCGGTGTAACCCTGGTGCTGAACCCCGCGGCCAGCTGAAAGGCCAGCCGCCGCAAATGGCTGCTCTGCTTGACAAAACCTATGGTCACCCGGTCGCCCTCCATCTGGTAGCGGATGGCATTCACCAACCGTCCCATGGGATTTTCCCTGGTGGACATCTTGCCGCCCGGAGACTCGCTCCAATACTCACGCCCCCGCCGCTTCGAGCCCTTCTTCCCCCGCCAGACCGAGCGCCAGTTTTTGACGTTGCCGCGCTTTATGGCCCCGCGATGTGAGGAGAAAACACCGGTCCGGGGATTCAGGTGCGGCCAACCGAGATCCGAGGTGCCCAAGGTTCCGGCCCGCCACATCTCCTCCCGCACATGATAGCCCAGCGATTTCAGAGCCGAGACCTTGGCTTGCGCGAAAACTCCGGGCAACTCCAGGGCCTGTTTGGTCGCCTCGTCGATCCCCGCATCGTCCAGGAAGATAAAACCGCGTTGGGAAGAGGAAATCATGTCCGCCCCCTGCCAAACAGCGGCACCGCGTCTTTTTCCAGGCGCACCCGCCAGCAGATGTTATCGGCGCCCAAAACGGCATCCGCCGGCAGTCGCCAGATCTCGCCATCCACGGTATCGCCCTGCCCGTCTTTCACCTGCGACACCAGCACATCCCCGGGAGTGGGCGAGGCAACATCGCTCCGCTGCAGCAGCGCCTCGGCGGCGGACTCCAGGGCAATCAGCTGCCCATCGACAACGGTCGCTCCCTGGCGGAAGTTCACCACGATTATTTCACCGCTCTCCGCCCCCTTCGGTATATAGCGGGCGGAGACGGCAAAATCGTTCTCGTTGAAGAATATCGCGGCATCCATGGCCATCTGCTCTTTCAGGCTCACCCCGGCTCCTCTTAGGTGGTGACGTTGGAGAAGAGATAGCTGACGGCTGCGGCGATATCGGACTGCACGTTGCCGGCAGCGTTGTAGCTCTTGATAAAGCGCTCGTCGGTATCATGCCGCACCCGGTAGATATCGGAGCGGTTGCCCTCGGTGCGGTACTGCTCGACTATGGTGCCGTCGCCGTCGCCACCGCCGCCTTCGTTCCACTGAAAGGTCCGGCCCAGACAGGGTTCGGTAAAATCCTGGCTCTTGGCGGTGATGGTGAGCATGGCATATTCGTTATCCCAGAGATCGACCAGCGAGGCGTCCTGTCCCTTTTTGGCGGTATTGCCCACCGCGCCACCGACCAGCACCCGTTCGACGTCGAGCACATGAGCCAGTTGCGCCGTGGTCATGGAGTTGATATCGGCCCCGGGGAAGGTGTATTTGAGCAGATCGACCACCTGCTTCACCCGCTTGAGATCCTGGAAACTCGACCAGGAGACAATCAGGTCGGTGGGCACCATGCCGCAGATCGCCCGCACCGCCGCCTTGCCGGTCTTGATATCGTCAATCGGCGTGGCGTTGGCGGCATCGTCCCACTCGTTGGTCAGGGCGTTGGGGGTAAAATTGGTGGCATTAAAGACCATATCGGCAATCCGCTTTTCCTGGGCGCGCAAGACGATCTTGCTGGCCCGGTTGGTGCAGATCAGCTCGGCATCGAACAGCTCGGCATAGAGTGCCCGCTCCCGATCATCCAGCGCCTCTTCCCAGCCGTTTTCCTTGGTGGCATAAAAACCCATCTCGAAGTCCCAGTCGGAGCGGTTGTAGTAGCCGCGCATGGCCCTTTTGGTGTCGGGCATCTCCAACATGACCTCCTTGGGGATAACCGGGTATTCGGCCGCCTGCTTTTTCACCGGGAAAAGCGGCAGGATCTGCGGGCCGATAAAACCCATCTCCGGTCCCTTCTCGAAATATTCCTCTACCGCCGCGCCGAGATCGCCCCGGGCAACTGCTGTTCCGTCTTTTGGTTGTGGCATTGTCGCTACTCCTTAACAAAAATTGTGATGGTGAAGGGGGCCTGGTCTAAAAAGAACTTCCCGGCCCCCGACCGGATCGGTGATCCGAAATTACGGCACGGTGGTTACGATAGGCGTACCATAGGGCAACACCTCAATGACATCGCCGTCGGCAGTGGCCTCTTCCAGGGTCTTGCCGATCAGGCGGTAGTCGCCGGCCACGGCCGACAGGGCCGAAATCTTGCCGTCGGCATCGGCATAGGCATCGACACCCCGGCCGATGGCGCCGGAGGCGGTCAGCTCGACGCTGCCGGGCACGTTGGGCAGCCGGGCGGAGACATGCTCGCCGATAGCGCTCGACACCTCGGAGAAGCCCACCACCACGTTGGTGGCGGTGGCATCGTTTAAGGTCACCAGGCCGGTGGCCGGGGCCATCTGCAAAACGCGTTTCTTGGCAATGGCCACCGCCGCCTGAAACGCCCTATATCCTTGATTATACATAGTGTTCTCCTCGCTAATTATTGGTTATTGCTGCCTTTATCTTATTTCCAGAGCCGGGCTCAACCCTTTTGGCGATAGGCCTGGTGCAGCTCCGGATATTTTTTGGAGATCGCCTTCATGGCCTCGGTCTTGCCGCAGGAATGCTCCTGCATATGGGCCTCGACCGCCGCCATGAAATCGGTCGGTCCGCCTTGGCTGCCGTTGGGCTCAACCCCGGCATCGCCCTTCTCCAGGGCTGCCAGGATCTTGGCCTCGGCGCTGTTTTCCCCGCCTTTTTCTTTACTTTCCCCGGCAGAAGAAAAGCCCAGTTCACCCAGGACACCGAGTTGTTCGGCGGTAACACCCATATCCACCAGCTTTTTATAGGCCTCCTGCTTTTCCTCGCCGTGCAGCGAACCATACAGCCCGATCAATCTTTCCTGCTCGCTCGCCACCAGGGCATCACCCTGTTCCGCGACCCGGCCCTCAAAATCGGCCAGGGCCTGCAGACGCCCGTCTTCCATAATCTCCGCTGCAGCGACAGGGAATTTCACTAAAATTTCCGCCTTGTTCATCTGTCCTTCCTCCTGCGCCGCAGCCCTTGCGGCATCAATAGTTTCGGCAAGCGACCCGATAGCGTCGATCATGCCTATTTTTTTGGCCTCCTCGGCCACGAACATCCGCGAATTGCCGAAACGCTCCTGTACCTCTTCCGGCTCCAAACCGCGCCCGGCCGCCACCGCCTCGACAAACATCGAATGGAAATAATCCACCTTCTCCTGCAGGTAATCCTTGCCCTGCTCGGAGAGCGGCTCGGCATCGTTGGCGATGCGCTTATACTCTCCGGAGGTGATAAAGGTGCGCTTCACGCCCGCCTTCTCATCCTGTCCGGAGCGGTCATAGTGGCACATCACCACGCCCATGCTCCCGCCCTGGGTGGAGCGATAGCCGTAAATCTTGTCACAGGCCGAGCCGATCCACAGGGCGCCGGAGGCCATCGTGCCGTCCACATAGCCGTAGACCGGTTTAATGCCGCGATTGGCCAACATCCAGTCGGCCAACTCCACCGTGCCGTCCACCGTGCCGCCCGGCGAATCGATGGCCAGTACCACGGCGGAGATCGCCGGATCGGTCAGGGCATCCTCCAGCAGCAGCTGCAGAAATTCGGTGGAGACCCCGCCCGAATAGCGGGAAAAAAGATTCATGCGCTTGCCGATAACGCCGATTGCGCGGATAACCGCCACGCCGTCATAGACCTCATAGGGCTTATCGGGCCGCTCATTATGCAGCCGCTTGCCGCCGGCGGCCTCTATCTCATCCAAATCGCGCTTGCGGCCCTCCAACTTGGCCCGGATGACCTCATCGACAATGTCCAGATACGATTTTTCAATGACCCAGATAGTGGCGGTCAAAAAACTATTTGGCATTTTCCTTCGCTGCTCCCTTGTTGGTGTCCGGATATTCGAGGCCGTGCAACCGCGCGATCTCCGCTTCGCGGCCGGCCTGTTCGGCTATGTCGGTTTCCCAGTCATAGCCCTCTTCTGAGGCAATCTGAGACTGGGTTTTCATAAAATGCTTGCGCTTGAGAATATTGGCCTGGGTCTCCTTAACCGGCTCCAGCTGACCGCGCGACGGTTTGATCCACCCCACATTGGTATAGGCCTCGCGATAGGTGTAAAAATCGGGCATATCGATATAGCCGCGCAGGTGGTTCTCCTCCTGCAGGATCTCCCAGCAGGGCGTCACCGTGCGCCGGCCGTGCCAGTCCTGGCGATGGCCGAAAACGCGCCAGGCTTCCAATAAAGCGGCCCTGGCCGAGGAATAGGTCATATCGCCGTAGCGCTTGGTGGCCACCTCCAGGGGGATACCAGCGCAACTGGCGGCCGCCCGCAGTACCGTGTCGATAAAGGGCACGAAATTGTCACCCGGCCGCAGGGCCGCCATCAGCTTGGGCTCCTCGCCCGGCCTGGTGTAGTAGACTCCGCCCGGTTCGGTTTCCTCGATATCCTTACGATCCGATCCCGACCGCTGGAAGGCGGAGCCGCCGGAGGCCGCATTGGCCGCCGCCGTGGGATCGGGCGAGGTGATCACCATCGATATGGCCGAGGCCACGATATTGGACACCACTTCGGAGTCGAGCAAATCGGAAAGGTCGTTGAAAAACTTCATGGCCGGAGCAAAAAAGACCCCGCCCCGGTACTGATCCGGCTCCTTTTCGATAAAACCGTGCAGCACCTGCAGCTGGTGGCCGCGCCTGATCGGGATTCGTTTGAAGTTGGAGGATTGCAGGGCGTAGGGCCTGCGGGGATTGTTATGAATCCAGACGGCAATCGGCGCGCCCTGACCGTCGATCTCGACCCCGTCGATAATCCGGTCGTTGTTCATCTTGTCCGAGGGCGTCTTCATGCGCAGGGGATCGACCACTTGCAGCTTGAAGGAATGCCGGTGGCCCGGCTGCCGGCGCACCAGCATCAGATATTCGCCGCGCACCAGCATGATGCGATCCTGGAGCAGCAGGATATCCTGAAAATGCTTGCGCCCGTGGATATCGCAGTTGCGGCCCCACAGATGCCATTCCCATTCCTGCTGATTCTGCAGCTTGGTGATCAGCTTCTCGTCTATCGGCACCAGGTCGCGCTTGATCTTGGCCAGCGCCGTGAAGCCGGTGCCGACCACATTGAGGTTCATGCCCTCGATCAGGCCGGAGACATGGGGATCGTTCTGGTCGAGATCGATGGCCCGTTCGACGATCTTTTCCCGACTGCGCCCCAGTTTGGCAGCGGTGATCCGCTTGGGCGTCCAGTTCAGCAGGGTGCCCTCGGAACCGGCCGAGCGCCGCTCGATGGTGGTGGGCGGTCCCGGCATAACGCCGCCGCCTGAAACCTGCGCTGTATTTTGTTTTTCGGAAAGTCGGGCAAAAGAAGGGGAGAGACTGGTCATAATCGTCTCCTGATTCCGTAGTTTCTGACCGGTCCGGCGCCACTACCCCCGGAGAGGATCTGGGTGCGTTCCCCGATCAGGGTCTCTTCGCGGGTGTACAGCACCTGCAAATCGGCCATCTGCTTGCGGTTGCCCAGACCGGAGGCATACTCCTGGGCCGTTTCCGCTGCCGTAATGGCCGCGCGTACCGAAACCAGCGCCGCTTCGACCTCCGCTAATGTCCTGGCCATACCCCACCCCGACCGCCGTTCTCCTAACCCCGGGAGCGGGACCATCCCGCCCCCGGAGCAGGGGAGAAAAAATGAGTGCTGCAACTACGCGCTCAGTATACCCGCGCTTTTATCCATGCCGGACAGAAGGAAGGCCAAGAACCCCGGAGAATCCCGCTGGGACCCGGAAAATCCCGCTGGGACCCGAAGAATCCCGCTGGAAGATGCATTTTTTTCTTGACAGGGGTTTAAAACGGGCTAAAAACAGTTGAAACAGGGCGTTTTTGTGATAACATGCGATAAACGCTTACAAAAAACCGCCAAAGACAGGGGAAGGATAAATGATAAAAACATCATTCAACGTGATAGGTAATGCTGCTTTATTTTTATTGCTGGCCGTGGTGGCTTATGGCCTTGCCTCCAATTATGACGTGAATATTTTTCTCTTTATATTTCTCTTCCTGCCGTTCCCCATCAATTACTACCTGGCCATCACTAAAGGAAAACATGAGTCTATGACCATGCTTCTCACTCTGGTGTTCTCTTGGGTTGTGACTCTAATCCTGTTCTTTTTACCGGAGAAAGAGGCAAAACCAAAAAACAAGGGGGATAATTAAATGCAGAATGAAAACAAACATATTGTCAACTTTCGCGAGTTTCACCTCAAGGCAGATGAGCAGATAGTGGCGTGGGGGGGAGGGTACATCGAAAAAAAGACGATCTTGAGCAACATTCACGAAGGTGTGTTAATTGTGACACCTGAGCGGGTGATCTTTCATAGAAAGGGGTTATTGGGAGAAATCCTCGAAACCATCCCCCTAAAAAAAATTACTTCTATAGAAAGAAAATCTTTTCTGGCGGTCAGAACTATTTGTTTACACACATCGCACGATAAACTTGAGTTCAAATCACACCTCAAAAAAGACGAAGAAAAAAAAATGATCGACGCGATTGAACAAGGGAGAGATAATGCAACCATTACCCCGGACGTGAAAGAACTAGGCCAAAACAACCCAATTGAAGCGCTAAAAAAACTCGGGGAGCTAAAAGAGCTTGGAGTGCTGACCGAAGAAGAATTCCAGAACAAAAAAAGCGAGCTGCTCGCAAAGATATAAAAAAAAGAGGGCGGCAGATTTTGCCACCCTCATCCCTTCGTTAAACCCACCTCATTATACCTGGAAGCCTACCCATGTATCCTGCAAGACAAGGTTGCCTCCTCAATGGTCGATTCCAAATCCTTAAGAATATGGCGCAGACCGAGCGCCGCTTTCTCCGAAAAACCAGGAGAGGCTTCACCCTCGAAGGCTTGCGGCACCGCCTCCGCCAAAAACCTGGCCACGTTGGCGGCCGCCTCCAACATATCGACTGTTTGCCCTTGGGGGACCGGATGGAAGATAGGTCGACTCATGATTGCACCTCCTCGTCCCTAAGGGCCACTCCGAGAATCTGCCTACTCCGGGCCTCCAGGCCCGGAACCCTACTCCTCGCCCAACGTACCGGGAAAGGCATGGCATAGAGTTTCTTAAAAAAGAGCTGTCGATGGTAAACCAGTACTCCCTCCTCATCGCACCATTGACGATAGGCCTCATATAATCGCTTTTTATCAACCCGCTTGAGACCACCGACCTTACAACGCTCGTCAACGAACCGTTGTATATCTTCATCAATATCCGGCGTAGGCTGCCTCCCGGCAGAAGAAGGGGTGGAGTCGTCCCGCTCGATGCGATCAAGCCTCTCTTGTAGCCGCTCCACTAGGGAGAGCGTTTTTTCCATGACTCCGGCTATTGCGGTGAGCGCCGCCGAGTCAACACCGGCGACCATGGGTGTCGACTCGCCGCGCTCCAGTGCCATCCAGCGTTCAATCACCTTGGCGCGGCGCTTGGCGTCGTATCCTGTTATCAGGACCATGCTGGCCTCGAAGTCGAGCCGGTACATTTTTTGTTCACGATTCATTTGATCGATATAGGAGATCTCTCCAGATTTGGAGAGATCTATTGCGCACTCCTCGATCAGCTTGCGAATATCCCGCATAACATGCGCGTGTTGCTTGTTCATCAACTGCGCGATCTCCAGGCTGGACATCCTAACGTTTGACCCAAGAAGGCCACTTCCGCTTGTGGTAAGTTCGTGCATTGCAATTCTCCTTCGTAAAGAGGTTTAAAAACCCTCCGCCTTTTTACGCCAATAAAAAAAGGCGGAACCGAGCAGGTTGGCGTACCGGACGAAGGACCGGCGGGCACAAGGCCCCCTGCTCGGCCCGCCCATCGCAAGCCGAACCTTGGACAAAAAAAAACGCCATACACAATGAGTGGTGGCGGCTGTCCACCTCCGTCTCGGGACGCCAATCCCGGCCACAGTTTTTTTGCTGCAGCACACCCACCCTACCGTAATGCGATTCTTTCTGTCAACGATATTTTTAATCAGGGATTTTCAGGACCGATAAGCCAGGTATCTATCGGCAAATCAAAATGCTGAATGACGGTATTCAGCCTAATCCAATATTTCCTGTCACTTATGTTCTCAACAATAAGTACAATTCCGGCCCGCTTGCCGGTTTGAAGTGAATAATAAAGGCTCTGCCCAATTGCCTCATAAAATTTCTCCGCGAAATCAACCTCGACCGCATGAGTAGGCGTGAGACAATCGCACCTGGTGTTGTCCGGCAGAATAAATTCCACCTGGCCTTTATCCTCGCACCACCTGTTCTGGTACCACGCCTCGTTATGTTTCCGCCCGGCCGAGCAGGCGGCGGCGATCAAAACAAGAATAATTGTAATAAAAACTACCAAGCTCATTTTTCTCATATTGTTTCTCGTTACACCAAAAAATACATCCGATCCCGATGATCGTACTGCAACCGCTCGCCGTAAAACTGCCTGATATATCGTATATCGCGGTGAGCGGTGCGCTGGGTGATCCCGAATTCCGCGACCAAGTAGGTCGAGTTGAACGGCCGTCCCGATTCGAGGCGATGCCGCGCCCAGTCTATACGGCGGGTAACACCATAGGGATCGGTTACTTTCATCTTAGTGACCCGCTCTCACTGTCCGGTCAAACTGAACCAGGCCGTTGCTTTTCAGTTCTCCCGTTATAATCCTCCAGCCATTGGCCGGTATAGAGTCTACATTCCTCATCATTCTCGGATAGACGGGAGCGGTTGACGGAATATCGAGATAGTCACCCGGCGACGATTTTACCACCCTGACCAGCTCCGGCATATAGCACTGCAGATCACCGCGCTCTTTCTCCGTCAGCCCCTCCCAGTCGCGGTCCCGGATATAGACGGCAACGGAGGGCGTTGTTGTTCCGGCACCCTCTATAGTCGGGCCGATATCCCGGATGGCGGTCAGCTGCATATAGACCATCTTGCCGGTCAGGCTGCAATCATCGGCCGCAAAAACACGTGAGGCGGGGAGCAGGCAGGCAACGCAAAGCAGAAGCATGGTAACGATTCGTTTGTTCATGGTATCTTTCCTTTTTGAGTTGAAGTTAGACAAAGCCCAAAACCTACCTTCTTTCGCTGCCGGCAACAATGCCTTTTTCCCAAGCGTAAACCCCCCGTCGTTCCGCCGTTAGAACAGACGCCCCTGTTTCTTCCCTTTTTTGTGGCCAATCAAAGCAACGTGCCTGCATGTTTTCAACAGCCGAATGGGCTCCAAAATCAAGCCGCTGATTCTGGCGGTGGCGTAGACATTTACCCCCATAGCCTCCGGCACCATGGCCATGCCATCCAGACCGAGGAGGCGCATGGCTTCACGGCACCGCTCCTTGAGTTGCTTTCTGCTGGTCGATTGCCAGTACAGCACGCAGCTACATTGCCGGTGGCTCCACTGCGGATGTGCATCCCGCATCCGCAGTCGATGCCGGTCGAGATCGAACTCGGAGTGCACAAGATACATGGGCCGGGAGATATCAAAATATTCGCCCACGGCCGGAGCCTTCGGCGGACATCTTTCAGCTTTGCCGTAATTAGGGCAACCCTGCGGATGGTTCGGGTATGGAAACCGGCACCACTCGCCCACCCGATCACTCATCACCAGCTTTGTTACCAAATAAACAAATGAGGGTATCACAATTTTCACCTCCGGTTAGCCAGGATAATATTGCATATCCATTTCATTTTCATATTTTTCAATCATTGCTCTATGTTCAACGTCGGCGAGTGCAATCTGCTCGGGATCAAAATATTCCGGCTTTTCCGCCTTTTTTTTCTGGATGGCGGTTTCGGCAAAGAGGGGCATCTTTTTCGTCATTCGAGCGGTTAGTCTTTGCTCCCTTATTTTTGCTTTTGTCGCGGCACTGAATGTCTTTCTTTTTTTGGTAGAGCCAAAACTTAGGCATATGCTGTATTTATCTATTTTCTCCGGTAATAAATCGTCGTAATTTGCGCACGGCCAAGGGATACAGCATGACCACAAAATATACTGGCCATCCGGAGGAGGTGCCCAGGAATACTCCCTGGGCAGATACCACTTCTGGCATATTATTGCGTATTTACCATTTTCCAAAAACACAACATCCCCTCCGATCACTTATTGGCCAGCAGATCCACCAGCCACACCTTATCCACTTTGCGAATATCGATAATTCCGATACTCTCCACCACAAAATCGCGCACGGCACGGCGTTTGATCCACCACATATCGCCGCCCTGGCCGGCCTTGCGCTCCGTGCCCCGCCGGCCGGCCTTGAGCCAGCCGCGCTCTATCCACCTGGTCACTACCTTGATATCCACGCCGAACTCGCCGGCCAGCTGGGTGGCGGTATAGTGGTCGATATCGACGGTGTCGCACCGCAGCCGCTTGCGCTTGACCACGATGGCCGTGGCGGTGCGTTTGAAACCATGTACCCGGAAGATCCGGGCGATAACATCCGGGGTCTTGCAGGCATTGCTCTCAAGCAGCTCCATCTCGGCCGCCGACCATTCCGGCTCCTTGTTGTCGGTCAACACCGGCTGCGCCACCCCCAAAAGCGAAGCCCGCTTTTTCACCCACCAGTAAGGCCGCCCCAGGGAGACGGCCAGCCGCTTCACCGCCGCCTTCTCGGTGCGCATCCGGTAACACTCGACAATGCGCCGATCGATCTCATCCGAGCTCACCCACTTCTGCCGAGGCCGGGGCACATTGTCGCCGTACATCAGCCCCAGCTTCCGGGCCTGCTGGGAGATGCTTCCTTTGGAGCGACCCGGCAGCAACGGCAAACACACCTTTGTCCCTCCTGAGGCATAATGTTCCTTCACCACCGCCACCTCTTTATTCGTCCAGTGATATTTCCCCATAAGCCCCCTTATCGTCCTTTGGCTTCACCACCGGAACCCCAACTTTCAACCCAAAGACGAGGCGCCACCAATCCAGGATAAAAAACCTTTGCCGGCCAAAGGCCAGCCGCCACATTATCAAGCACAATTTTTTGCTGA